AGGGCCGACCAACGGAGCGGGATGAATGGAGACTTGTCGAGCGGGTACGTCCCTGCACTTGATGGGACTTCCTTTGAGTTGATTTCCTGGCCGATCTCCCAGATGCCATCCCCCCGCACCACCCTTGTAAACAGATCGACGGGCTTCTGGTCTATCGGGTTCTCCTTCGTATCGCCATCTTCCGTCACCAGAGCCCTCAGGTCAGCCGGCAGAGCCAGCGGCGAGATGGATTCCTTGGTGATGATCTCCAGTACGTTCCCCATTGGGTCGCGTTTGACGCAGTACTGGTCGAGGCGATAAACCCGCAACCCAGCACCCTCATCATCGATGAAGATGAGGCTGTTCCCGGTCACCACGAGATGCTTGGCGGCTTCGAAGACAGCCATGCGAGTTGCGCGGCCCTCAATTTCCTCAAGGATGTCGTTCTCCATCTTGGACATCCCTGTCTCGACAACGGTTTTCGCGTTGTCGTCCTGGGATATCTTCGCGGCGACTTCGTCATCCAGCTTCAGGCGGAAGAATGCCTGGTTGGGAGGAAAGAGAGCCAGAATCAGTTTGCTGGCGAGGTTGTTCACTCCCCTTGCGCCCAGCGCTTGCCAGGGGGTGTTGAACTTGGTGGATGAGCCGCTGCCCGAAGGGGGCATCAGCTGAGGGATCGTGATCTTGGCACACTCCCGGGCCCTCTCGAGGACCTGTGAGCGGTCGCCGTCGAGCTTCTTCCACCGTCCGTGGATGGATACTGTGGGGGTCTCAGGCATTACTTAGGTCCCATCGGGATGCCCAGCCCCGCGGTGGCGCCAGTCATCAGAGGGATCTGGAGCAGAGAACTCCCCTGCTTCTTCCTCTTCTTCCCACCGGCCTCCAGGTTATCCCCTAACTCGATCGTCGGGATCTGCGCGGGGGGTGCCGGGGGTGGGGCCGGGGGTGGTGCACTGGGAGAACTGAAACACATGTCGACCTCCTTATTGAGCCTTCCCCGGTGGCGCTAAGGGGGTCTCTTCGTTTAGTTTCGAGTTGATAAGATCCAGGACAGCCCTCTGCCCTGCATAGAACCAGACTTTACGGTCGCTCCAATCCAGGTTGGGGGCTCTCAGGGGGATGGCTGCTTCGAGAAACTGCAGCATCACCTTCGTCCTGTAGAGGTCAAGATGCGCTATTGCGTTGCCCATGGAGTCTCCATATTCGGATTTGTGGTTCCAAGAGTAACGACTGGTGGGGCTTGGGCCACTACCTTGCCGTAGGGGTGTAAGATCAGAGGTGTGGCTTTAGCGTATAAAAAGAAATGGATCAGGTGTATCGATGGAGGAGAATCAGGTCGTGCTTAAATCCCCTGTGGATTCAATACTTTAGGGCTTCTTGTAATGTATATTATGTCAAATAGAGACGGAGCGGGAAGAATCACCGCTTCCGCGCGATCAGGAAGTTCCACCCATGCGCCAAGGTTGCGATTCTTCTCGCCTTTTCGTCCTACCCCACGCGCGGGGGACCGCTGTCCTGATGACAAAAGTGTCATTTTAGAACAACGGTTCCCCTGTGGATAACTGCTGAATGGTGATTCAGAATGGTATTCGTCCTGGTTGATCTAACTGATCTCGCACCGATCCCCGATACAGGCGAAGGTTTTGGCCCCTTCAGTCTGGTCTCTGGACTCGTACTTGCTCAGGTCTGCCCAGTTGATCTTGGGGGACTTGGACATGAGACGGTGGTATTCCATCTCATCGATCTCCTCGTAGGGTGCCAGTTCGTAGACGCCCCCGTCGTTGGGCAGGAAGGAGAGACCCCCGACCAGGTCCCAGTGTCCGTAGACCCAAGCACCAACCTCGAGCCACTCAGGTTCCTTGACGTAGATCGTGCAGGAGGGGTTGTGATCCGTCCACTTGGTCTTGATCTGGAGCCACTGCTGCAGTTGGTCCAGGGCCGATACCTCGTCCCGGTACGTGGATTCAACAGGGGATGCCTGGGGGAAGTCGAAGACCCAGGTCAGGGGGTTGTCCTCCTGGCCTACCTCAGGGTGGTATGGGACCCCAGCGTCGATAAGGAGCCGAGCAACAGGATCAGAACCAGAAACCCGAACACGACGAATGTAGAAAGGGCTATGACGAGGGTGCATACCCGAAGCAGAGCCCACGAGTTGAGAAACAGTGCCCGAAGGTTTGACGCAAGTGACTGCTTTCGGCGTCTGCATTCCCATGGTTTTCGAGAAGGTGTCAGCATAGATGTGAGAGAACGCTTTAAGTGTGTCAAGGTCTCTTATGATCCTTTCGTTGTCGGCCAGCCCTGTGAGGCTGACTCCAAGGAGGCGCTCCTCTTCGCAGTTGTGCTTCCACTCTGGGGAGATGAACTTGAAGTTTGTGAGAGTAGCCTGGAGACATCCAAGTAGGACAGCGGATTGAAGTTTCCTTTCGAGAGTTGAAACCGTATCTCCTGGACGAACAACGATCTCCGTGAGATTGCAGAACTGCTTATTCCGTAGGACAATCTCGCCACAAGGATTCGTGCCAAAGTCGCGGTCTTCCCTACCTGCCGCGATTGCAGATTTACGGAACGCTTCACGGTTGATGATCCCTCTCTCTCCTGATCCACTACGCATCAAGTACATCCACTCTTCCATGAAGATCGAGATGTCAGGTTTCTCTGTGTACGCCACGGAGTTGTTGGACAGCGAACGCTGTGGGTGTTCGAGCCAGAACTGCCCCACCTTGGCACTGCGCATGCGAAGGTCGGTCAGGTTGGATAGGTTGATGGTACTACTCCGCCGCACTCCCCCGCTGACTACGCAGTTCGCGATCATGCACACCAGGTCGTAGACCTCCAGGGAGTTTAGGCGTCTCCCTACGGCTCCCTTGAAGGTCTTTACGGTGAACTTGATCAGTTGAAGCAGAGGTTCAGGTCCGCTCGCTCTTCCACCGAAGGTCAGCAGGGGGCTTCCCTTGGGTCGAATCAGCGAGAGATCCATCGGGGCTATGCTCCCCTCGTACAGGAATGTGAGCAGTAGATTGTACGCCTCAGCCCACCCAATCTTGCTGTCTGCAACCCGGTAGGTGTAGGTTGGGTTGATGGTGAGTGTTGCTGGGACTACCGGCAGTTGGTTGATATACTGGCGCTCGGTGGAGAAGCCCACCCCTGCGCCGTTCATGAGAATGTATAGAATCTCCGAAAACGCTTTGACGGAATCGATAGCCGTGTATGCACAATTGTAGCCAGCGATGTTATCGTTATCCAGAGCAGGACCAGCGCTCCAGAGACAACGCATCGAAGGCATGACTTCTCTGTGGAACACATGATCCATCGCCACATCGAACTCTCCATCGAGTTGACGGGGCACTCTCGACGCAAAGAACTCGGCGTATCGGTCGACGGTTTCAACCCACTGTTCCCTTCGGTTGAGTTCAGGAATCCACCTGGCGTATGAACGTACGTAGATGAACTCCTGATACGGGGTCCACAGCATTAAGCCGCGGCTTTCCCCTCACGCTTGATGAATCGATAGCGGCCCTGGACGTCCTCCAGGTTTACCCACTTCGTAGTACCTCCCTTGAAGAACGCGAGGGCGATCAGGAAGATTGTGTTGGGTTCCATAAGGTTACCTCTCCGGTTGTGAAGTTGTATTCAGGAAATCTTAAGATTCGTGCAACTCGTGCCTGTTGGATTGCATCTTCTTCGGTGAGACCTGCGGCCTCATAGGCCTCCACGATGATCGGCCAGGTGTCTCCGTTGGACACACCGTCCAGAAGTTTTGCGGCCTTCTTGGGGCCGCACCCTGGAATCCCTGAGTACCCGTCCCCAGGATCGCCGGTCAGGACCTGTGTGTAGAACCACCGGTCGCCTTCGTCTTTGGTGATCTTGGTGTGGAGGTTTGTGAACCAGTTGAAGTGTTCGCCAGGGATTTGTTTCATGTCCTTGTCGATGGAGCAGATGATATGTCGACCTGGCTCCTGCGTGGAAAGCAGACCCATTGCATCGTCACCCTCGAGTTGGTCCCAGACAAGACACCTATAATTCTCATGGAGGAACTCCTTCAGGATCGGGAACAGAAGCGGCTTGACCAGGTCCTTTCGGTTGTGCTTGTAAGTCGGGAGTACCTCGTACCGGAAATTCTTCGACCCAGAAAAAATGAGATGGAAGTCATCGCACCGGTTAAGGCCGCACACGTGGAGGATGAAGTCCTGCACCTCCGCCCTCGCGGCGTCGGCATCCACCACGGTTTCCTCAGGGCCGTCCGGTCCATCCCAGGCGAACTTCTCCTGGTTGGCGTGAGAGAACCGGTGGAGAATTATGTCGGCGTCGAACAGGAGGTGCTTGGCTTGTTTACGCTTGGCCATTGAGATCCTCTTTTATCCAGTTACATACGACCCTATGGATGCGATTGATTTCCCGTTGGGTGTCGAGGTTGTCAACGATCTGTTTGAAGCGGTCGAGTTCCCTTTCGAGGTCCTTGACGCGACGACGGAGGCGGATGTTCTCGTCGTCCAGGTCCCGACACTCGACGTCTCGCTGGACGGCTACGTTCTTCCAGAAGGTGTAGAGAATGGACATCAATGTACGCTCCACGCACCATTCATGTGCGTCTTGTGGATGAAGTTCGCGCACCCCTCGGGACAGGAGTCGATCATCCCGCTGAGGGTCTCACGGGCTACCTCGAGTTTCTCCTCCTGGCTGAAGGACTCTTCAGGATGGTCGCACTGGGCATCGATGTAGATGGGCTGGGAGCAGTCAACCTCCCACCCGTTGTCCTCCTTGGGTGGCCTGACGACACACGCATCAGGGCACGACTTCAGACACTCGGGGGTGCAGCGCTTTGGGTCGGTAGTGGTGCCTTTGAGGTCGCTGTCGATCCACGGGATGTACTGGATGGCCTCCTCGTCCGTGACGGGTTCCTCCTGCCCTCCGCCCAGCCCGTTCTCCCCCGCCTCGAGGAGCGCGATCAGCCGCTTGAGATACCACTCGGCTTTCTTGAGGTCGTCCAGGCCGTTCTTGAACTTGTACCTGGTGACGTACTTGACGATGTTTCCTTCGTGGTACCCGAAGCCCTGGGCCTCGATGTAGTCGATGCACTCGACTCGGCCGGCCGTGTAGTGCCGCGGGTGGTTGATGTGGTCTCGCTTGTTCGGGTCAGTCATCGATGGAACTCCTTTCGTTGATTGGGAACTCGTAGAACTTGACGTGGCACAACGGGATGCACCGGTTGTACCCTGGGTAGTTGATGATGATGATGCTATCTTCCATGGTCCACCCGGTGTGCCCTGCGGGGATGAACGTGGTGTGGTCCATAAACTTGATTGAGAGTTTCATACTTTCTCCATTAGTGGGTCTCTGCCCAATTGCGCCCGACCTTGTACTCTCCTGCCATCGGGCATCTGAGGTTGAGGATGTTACCGGCTTCCGTGATTGATTTGGTTGCATAGGTGCCGATGTCGTCTGCGTATAACTCCCGGCATTCGATCTGCCACTCGTCATGGACGTTGGCTACGAACTCGAAGTCTCTGCCGGGGATGTAGTCCTTCCGCTGGAGGGTGCTGTCCAGGAGTACCAGGGCTTGCTTCATGACGATCGCCCCCGCTCCCTGGAGCAGGGTGTTCAAGGCCGCGTGTTGCGACCTTACTTTCATTGGGGCTCCATCCAGCGACTTGAGAACCCCCGTTTGACGTACTGCATTTTCGACAGCATCCTTAAGGTCTGCCAGCGCAGGTAGTGACGCCAGGAATTTTGCTTTAATCGCTCGGCCCGCCGCAGCTCCTTTGCCAATGATTGAACCGATCTTGTCGTCTCCAGCACCGTAGAGGAAAGCGTAGATAAAGGTCTTAGCCTTGTCACGGGTAGGAAGACCAGCGGCTTCCTGGTTGACAGTATGTATATCCCCTTGCAGTAACTGCCGTGCATACGCACCATCGTCATACGCCGCCATATAGTGAGCCAGGCAACGCAACTCAAGACCAGAAGCATCGGCACCGACCAGAACACGTCCAGTAGGTACAGTGAAAAGTCCTCGACACTCCAGGCCATACTCTGAACCGACTCTTGGAACCTGAGCCATGTTGGGGTGGGAATGGGTCATCCTCCTTGTTACGGCACCGCAGGTGTTGATGCTCCCATGGATGCGCCCGTCTGGTGCAACGTGCGTCAGCCACGCTTCCTTGCCCTCTGCCACCTGTCCGATCCTTTTGAGGATCATGAAGTACTCAGCCAGGGTTGCTGCCTCTGGGAATGGAAGTGCCTTGAGGATGGTCTCGTCCATGGAGGGGGTTCCCCCGTCCGTGAACTCCGTGGGTTTCCACCCGTACTTGACTCCAAGGCGGGACACGATGTGGTGCCTGGAGGCGGGGTTGAACTCCACGGTCTTGGGCTTGACGAAGGGTACGTCCTTGACGTATCCCATGGTCTTGTTGTTGCGCTTCGGGATGAAGATCTCCTGCTCTTCCCACGGTGGGAAGGACAGCGATAGGACCTTCTGAAGATCCCTCTGCTTCTTGAGCAGGAGGGCGTACAGCGCCTCAGCCTTTTCCTTGTCGAACAGGAATCCGTATGCTGTCTGACGGTAGATGATCTGCTGTACAGCGTGCTCGAGGAACAGAGCCTCCTCAGGAATACCCTTAGCTATGATCCTGTTGAACAGGGTGGTCTCCACCTTGACGTCCTGCTTGCAGTAGTCGCTCATCTCTTGCGACCACGTCTCCCAGCCCCCGGTGTAGTCCCCCTTGTGCTCCCCCAGGCGACAGCCCCACGCCTTCAGGGAGTGGGAGCCTATGAGTTTGCCGGGGAGTTTGCCTTCCCGCATCAGGGCGAAGTCGACCTCCTTGATCTCGGGGTAGGCCAGCCTGGCCATGACCATGGTGTCGCGTATGGTGGTGGCCTTGGGGGTTCGACCTGTCAGTTTCTTCAGGACTGGCAGGTCGTACCCGATGATGTTGTGGCCGCAGATTGCGTCAGCCTCCAGGATCTGGTTGACTCCGTGGTGGACATCCTGGGGGTCATAGGTGGCGAAGATGCTGTCTCTGCAGGTGGTGATGGTGTGGATCTTACTTACTTCGGGCAGTAGCCCGTCTGTTTCAAGATCGAAGTGGAGCATCGTCCTCCTTCACTTCCTTGGGTGTCAGCTCTGTGACCTGATCCATCAGGGTGGATACCCGCTGTATCAGGTAGGTGTTCAGCATCTTGCTCTGGGCGAGTTGCGTTCGAATGGTTTGCTTACGCATCTTCTTGGCGAAGGTTCCCATTTAATTCTCCTCTGCGAACAGGTCTTTGACGTTGTCTGGATGGAAACCAACCCCAAGCAGGGCTTGCCGTAGAATGTCTCCCACTTCTGATATCGTGGGGCCCTCCAGCGGGTGTTCGTTGGCGATTGTGGCCGTGACTCCATCCACGGTGAGGGTTACTCTGATCATTTCATCTCCTGTTCGAAGGCCTCCAAGGCCTCCCTCTCGACGGCGATCAGCCGCCCGGTCTGCTTGTTGTAGTGGAGCCTGTCGGCCACACCCGTCTCTCCTGTGAACCTGCACTTGAGGACGCGGAGGTCGCAATAATCTCCGTTCTCTTTGTCCTGCTGGTCCCGCTCGATCCCGATGACCGTGTCGGAGAGTTGCTTAATGGAGCCCGAGCCACGCAGATCATCCAGCGTTACTCTTCCGCCTTCCTCATGGGAGGTGGCGTTTCCTGTAGGTTTCTTCAGGTGGCATATCGCGATGACGCCCACCCCGGTCTGCTCCACCAGGGAGCGGAGGTTCGTCATCAGGTTGTCTATGATCCGCCTTTCGTCTCCATCTTCACGACCGCTAACAGCAATGCTGATATGGTCCAGAACCACGAAATCGCAGTTACAGCCATTAGCCAGGTACTTAAGTTTGGATAGGAGATTGTCGCTCTCGAGACTACCGAAATGATCGTAAAGAAAAAAGCGACCTGAGCCGACCGTCGTAGCATAGGATTCCTCGTATTCCTCCTCGGTGATACCCCCCAGCCCCAGGTGGAGTGGGCGGTTGCAGTGAATGGACATCATCCGCAGGGAGGTTCGGAGCGGATTCTCCTCAAGGGCTACGTATCCGATGATCAGGCCGTGCCTCACCAGGAGATCAAAGGCCAACTCTGCGGCCTCCGTGCTCTTGCCGATGCCTGTCCCTGCGGTGAGCATGACGAGTTCGCCCTTACGTAACCCTCGGACCATCCGGTCCAGCTCTGGGCGCTGGGTGTCATAGGAGAAGTAGGTGCCTCCTCCCAATCGGAACTCATCGATCTTTGCTTTCAGTTCTGTGCCAGCCAGGATTCCGTCAGGCCGGTAGACCTTGGCCTCGAAGATGACAGGGGCGATCTCCCCTTCTCGACTGGCCAGGATCATATCGTTGGCATCCTTGATCCCGTTGGGCCAGGTCGCCACCTTGCACCGCCCGGGGGTGAACAGGGCTGCGCACTCCTTCGCGGCTGCTCTGCCAGGTTCGTCGTTGTCGAATGCGATTACGACTTCGTCGTACCCCTCGAGCCACTCTAAATTTTTTGCCATCGATTTCTTGGCCCCTTGTGCCCCATTCGGGACACTCACTACGGGCCATCGGTTGTTGAATGCCTGAGCCACGGAGAGGGCGTCGATCTCCCCCTCCGTGACTACGACACGTTTACCCTGGGATCTCCAGACGTTCTGCCCGAAGAGGCCAACGTCCGCGGTTTCACCAACAAACCGGAACTCTTTGCCTGGGAACCTCAGTTTCTGAGCCACTACTTCACCATCCTGGTAGTAGGGCGCGATTTGTACCGGTCGTCCTCCGTACTGGCCGACCATGTACCCGAATTTCCTGCAGGTCTCTTCCCGTATTCCACGCTTAGCCAAGGGTTGGTACGTCCCCTGAGTAAGTCCAGAGTTCACCCTGGACGGTGCTGGCATGGCATCGGGGTCTCCTGTGGCTCGGGTGAGTGCCTTGCAAGCGAAGCAATAGGTGTGGCCATCGCCGTAGAGCGCTTTGGCATCGCTTGATCCGCATGCCTCACAAGGCATATGTTCGATGAAGTCGTCTGCCGCGATGGCCACCCCCATTAGATTCGGGCCGCGGAGATCAGACGGTAGGAGGCGTACCTCGTCCTGTTGATCTTCTTCATCACGGTGTCGATCTTGTACCCGATCTTTCTCAGGTCGAAGATCCTCGCCGCGAGCCGTGTGATCTTGAAGTTGACCATGGCGTTGAGGGGGGTGATGACCCCCTTCTTCACCAGGATTGCCGCGACCATCTGGTTCTGCGGTGTCATCGTGATGTGTCTGGTTGTGCGTTTCTTCATGCACTCTCCTCTTGCTTTAGTAGATAGTGTCGTATGCGGTGGCAGTTAGCGCAGAGCAATACGCACTTCATGATTTCTTCTTCGAAGGTGATCCACTTCCCTTTCATCAAGTTGCCCGGGTGGGCTTCCTTGGTGTCAGGGTCAAGGTGATGAAAATCGTAGACTTCAGGAGGGTATACTTCACCGCAGTCGGCGCATGCTCCCCCCATGAGTTCGACGGCTCTTGCTTTACGCTCGGCTCGTCGCTGTCGTATGTATTCCCAATCCTGACTACCCAAGCCACTCGGTGGGGATCAGGCCACGGGCGAAATCGAACCCGTGACGCATGCACCACATGGCATAAGACGTCTGGCTGCCTTTGTTGATCTTGCTGTTGGGGTTGGTGAAGATGAAGCGGAGGTCCATCTCTGGGTTTTGTTCCTTGATCAACAGATGCTTCTGACGGTCCTCAGTGGTCAGCCGCCCCTTGGTCTCGATGATGATCCCGTTGGGTAGAACGAAATCAGGGGTGTACGTCCGAGACTTGGAGGGTTGCTCATACTTTATCTTCAGTGTTTCGAACTGGACGGGGTGGCCGGCTTTCTCGATCTGCCGGCCCACCCTCTCTTCCAGCCCGGATCTGTAGCCGTATCTCAGGCCACGATCTGGTGTCGGCAATTAGAAGTCTGAACTTCCTTCCGCTTGCATTACCGGGGCGGTGTCTCCCTCGAAGGAGCCCTCCTCGGTTCCGAAGCCGTAGCCAGATGCGTTCCCGCCTCCACCAGAGACGAGTTCGAGGATCTGGACAGCGTTCATGCGAAGGGATACCCCCGCCTGTTTGGAACTGGCGGCGTAGTATCCTGCCGGGCAGAAGTTGACCTTCAACTTCGATCCGCCGTACACCGCGGGGCATACGGGCAGGTTCTTGCCCTTCGCATCGAAGATATACGGCTTCAGGGTCTTCGTCTCCCCGGTGAACGTCTTGATCTTGGCGTTCATCTTG